CGAACCGTGGACCCGCTGATTAAGAGTTATTGCGGGTTCTTTGAAAATCAACGCCTTACGAGGCACCCCTTAGAAAAGTCGGTCAGATCAATAACACCTGAAACCATCTAAATCCACCCCGTCGACCGGAGTGGATTTGAACCGTAGACCCCCTAATTCGAGCCGGTTTTTTCAACGGCGCGTAGTATACGATCGCTGGTGTCGCCAAGCTGCTTCATCGTCACCTCGATGCGCGTCAGCCGGTCGCGCGTGTCGTCGCGCTCCGCCTCCATCTTGACGATGCGCGCCTCGAGCCTGGTGCGCTCGAGGCCCTCGGTCGAGAGTGCCTGCGCCTGCAGGGCAAGGTCAGTCTTGAACTGGTACCAGGAGCCAAACAGCCCCGCCATCACGACAAAGATCGTAATGAGATTGCCTATGGACAGGCGCCGATCGAACCAACCCGCATTTTCGTTCACTTGCCCGCCCCTTTCGCAAAGATCGATTTGGCCGTGTTCCCGCCCATGTAAAGGCCGGTATAGATGGTAAAGATCCCGAGGAAAGTCGCGACGTCGAGACCGATCTCGATCTGCGTCGCGGTTCCGAGCGCCCAGAGAAGGGCATTCAGAAGCGGCCGGACGATGACGTACCAGCCAATGCAGACGAGCATCAGCCACATGCCCGCCGGCCGCCACAGCCAGCCGAAGGGTATTTCCTTCTGCATCTCGGCAAGCATCAGCCGGTTCGCTTCCCGCTGGCTCTCCGTCCAGGCAGTGACGAGCTCCGGCGTTTCCGCCTCGACGGCCGCGACGGCCGCCTCGAGCTGCTCTGCAGGAACGGCCGGAAGGTCCGCCGGCGGCACGCCTGCCTTCTCTGCGATCGCATCGATGACGACGCCGCCGAGCTCGCCGGCCGTGCCGCCGACATGTTTCTCGAGGATGCCCTTGACGATCGGCGCGCCGACCTTCGCGGCGATCTCGACGAGGATCCCGGTGAGAATGGCGCTCATTTTTCACCTGCCTTTTCCGCCGCCCGATCAAAGCGCTCGATTTCAGCAATAATCAGCGCGGCCGCGCGCACCAGGTTGCGGCGGTAGTCCCGCGGCTTCCACCAGGACCAATCGAAAGGCCAGATGTTTTCAATGGCCCATCCCAGCCACGCTCGATAACCGGTCGCGTCTGTGCTCTGGCGAAGCGCGTAGCACGCGCCTGCACGGGCAAGATGGCCGCGTTTGTGCCGGTCATCATGCTCCGCAGTCCAGCCTTCCTCGTTCACCTGGCGATCGCGCTCGTTCATGACATCGACCATCGCCGTCGAAAGCTCGCCCCTCATGCCGCGACCTTTCCATAAGCTTCTGCCCGGGCATCGGCCGCCCGCTTGCGGAGGATCATCACGGCGGTGCCAATCGCCAGGAAGAGGAAGAGAGCGCCGAAGAGCCACAGCGCCGCGGGATCCGCCGCGGCCTGGTCGACGGCAGGCGCGCTGCCTGAAGCGACGGCGCCGCCGGCGGACGTCGCGGCTTTGCTGCCGGCGTTCTTTGCCGCCTTCTTGGCCGCTTCGGCTTCTGCTCGAGCATCGGCCTTGATGCGCCCCTCGGTTGCGCCCATGGCAGCGAGAGCCATGGCAACGCCCCGGACCTCGATGTCCGCCACGCGCCGGGCCCAGCCTTTGCCGAAGGTCTTCCAGATCTTCAGCGACTGCATGAAGGAGAGACGGGCGCGGCAAATGCGCTTGACCGTCTCGGAGTGGTCGTTGCTGCCGGACGAGGCGAGCAGCCATTTGCGGCCGCGCGAGACGCCAGAATTGACGGAAGCGTCATAGACGGCGAGATCGACGCCGGCAAAGAGGCTAGCAGCGCCGCAGGTGTTCCAAAATTCGCTGCGGTAGAACTTCAGCGCCTGCGCCTTGGTGACGGTTCGCACCGGCGTGCGCTTCATCTTCATCTTGTCCTGGTACTCGTGCCAGCGCTTCTCCGTGATCCCGTACATGGTCTTGCCGCCGGGGTCGGCCTTGTGGTTGCTCCATCCACCCTCCCAGGCGGCGGTGATCGGGTGACAGACATCGAAACGATCGCTCATGAAAAGGCTCCAGCATCCTCGATGCTGAAGCCTACGATGGCTCGGGTGAGGTCAAATGCGGCGCCTGTCATGCAATTTCCAGCTACCTACGATGAGCCTAATGCACCTTCCAATTTGTGCGCTGCAACGGTAGAACCGCTCCACGGAAAAAATCCATGGAGAAATGAGAATGTCTCTCGCACTCAGCCCTGTCGCCTTCGAGCGCATTAAAGCTGCCGGCCACATTGAGCCAGTTCAGGAAACGGTCGATTTGGTCTTCGCGTCGGACGAGAGATACATCCGCTTTACTGCAGTCACGCTCGCATCGATATTGAAGAGCTACACCGGACGGCAGGCAATTCGCGTGTTCGTGCTCATCGACAAACCGCTACCGGAGACCGAGCGCGCAAAGATTGATGCGTTGCGCTCTCTTTGCGATTTCCAGCTGCACGAGATCCCTGTTGACGCCAGCTTGTTCAAGAACATCAAGACCTCTGATGGCATCTCGATCGCGACCTATTATCGTCTACTGATGCACAAGCTCCTGCCAGTCGACGCCCGCAAGGTGCTGTACCTCGACAGCGACCTCATCATTCGCAATTCGATCGACGAACTGTTTGCAACGCCCTTCGACGGCGCGCTCTTCGCCGGCGTCGAGGATACCATCTCCAGGACGTATAATGCCAAGTTCGGCCTGGCAGAGAGCGCCAAACACCCGAATGCTGGCGTCCTGCTCGTAAACGTCGACCTGATGCGCGCGATCGGCTTCAGCGAGCTCGTCGAGCGCTATCTCGAAAGCAACCGCTATCGCCTGGTGCTCGGAGACCAGCAGATCATCACCGAACTCTTCTTCGGCTCGATTAAGTACCTTCCGGTGAAATGGAACGTGCACGGATCGATGTTCAAGCCCGACTGGGTCGACAAGGTCGCTGGTATCGAGAACTACATGGATAGGTCAGAGGCGAAGGCAGCGATCACCGATCCGGCCATTATCCATTATACTCTGAAGCGGAAACCATGGATGTCGCTCGAACACCCACGGGCAGAAGAGTGGTTCGACTATCTCGCCCTGACGCCGTACGCGCAGGAAATAACAAAGCCTGAAAGGCTCGAGGCGCCGCGCCCGGCCGCCAAACCGAAGCAGACCAACAAAAAAGCCGCCGCGGAGAAAACGACTCTGGGCAAATTCCTGACGGTCATCGTCCCCGCAACTGTCGTAAGCTTTACCCGGATCCGGAAGACTAGGCTGGCAGTGGGAAAGCTCGAGCGGCGGCTCGAGGCCCTGGAGAAGAAGACTGCACCGGCAGCAAAGGCGCAGGCCGCCCAGGCGGCAAATCTAGGCGTCACCCTGAAGAACATCCTAGTCAGCAGATCTGCGAACGCTCCCGCGGCTTTCAGCGCCCGCGCCATGATCGAAGCGCTGCCTGCCAATTCGGTGATCATGTCCAATGTTTTCAAGAAGGACATGGAAGGAGGCTATGCCGAGAACATCAAAACGCTGACGAAGACTTCGCACTTTACCTTTTTCACCGATCGTCTGCCGGACGCAGTTTTCTTGCTCTCGCAGCGCATCGAACAGGACATGTTCTGGGATTGCGTCGACACTGCCTATCTCTACGATCTGCCGCTCTACTTCACCGAGGTAGCCCTCTTCGGTGCATTCGCCTCATACTTTGACCCAGACGCGACGTTGAACGAGCGCCGCGCCCTTGGCTTTATGATCGATGATCTCGGTTATTATTTCGACGCCCGCCAGCCGTCACGCATCGAGAAGACCCTCAATAGTCCGGACTTCGTCCTAACGGATCAGGAAGCAAGACGCGCCCGCGCGGTCATTAATAGGATCTGCGCAGAGGGGATCACCAAGTACAACAAATATGTCGAAGGTGCGGAGTTCGAGATAGAACCGGGCGCTGTCCTGGTGATCGATCAGAAGAAGGGAGACGCCTCCATCCAGTTCGCCGGCGCCAATGACTATAGCTTCCATCGCATGCTCGAGGCGGCTGTCGAAGAAAACCCCGGCAGGCCTATCTACTTCAAGAGGCACCCCGACAGCATCCAGCGAAACATGAATTCCTACCGCAACAGGAACATTGGGGAGATCACGGTGTTGCCGGATGAAGTGACGATCGGCTCTATCATCGATCGCTGCGACAAGATCTACACCGTTTCGTCCCAGGTTGGCTTCGAGGGCCTGATGCGCGGCAAGGAAGTGGTAACCTTCGGAGCGCCTTTTTACTCCGGATGGGGATTGACCGACGACCGCAGCCCGGTCCAAAGACGCTCCCAGAGGAGAACTATCGAGGAGCTATTTCACGTGGCCTGTATCAATCAGTCCGTTTACCTCAATCCCGACACCGGCAAGCTGATCGAGATCGAAGATCTGATCGACATCATCCTCCAGATGCGGGCCGATAACGCCGCCCGCCGGATCGCATCTGATGCTGTCGGCGGTTGAGGAAGCACTCGTCGCGGCAGAGACTCGGCAAGCAGAACTGTTGATGAAAACAGGTTGGAGGATCGAAGATCCTCTTACCAGCCTGGTCGCAAAGACCGTAGTGCTCCCACGTCAGCGCTCTTCCACAATCGATGCATCGTACTACCAGCACCTTCACGAAGAGGACGCTGGCTATCAGGAAAACAACTGGCTGCTGGCGGAGAAGCAAACGATCTTAGCGTCGAATGCGAGGATCGTAGTCGAGATCGGTTGCGGCAATGGCGCCTTTTCAAAGGAGATCGCTGGCAGCGTTCGCAAGGTCTATGCAGTGGATTGGGCTTTGTCGCCTCAGTTCGTAGACCGGCCCAAGAACGTGTTCTTCCGGCGAGCCGACGTGACGAAGGACAAAATCCCGGGCGGGGACATCACTTGCTCCGCCGACGTTCTTGAGCATTTCGCGCCTTCGGACCTCGCCAAGGTTGTCGCCAAATGTGTTTCCTCTTCACCCCTGCAGTACCATGTCATAGCCTGCTACGATGATGGACACAGTCACCTGACCGTGATGCCGCCTTCTGCTTGGCTGGCCCTATTCTGGCGCTACTGTCCAGGCGCTAGGTTGGCCCGGATCGACTGTCGAAGGAACCGGGCGAGCCAGCTCGTATGCGTGATAACGAACATTAAGTGAGGACTTTGATGACCGAGAACCAAATTGGAACCCGCGAGCTGCTGTCGGGCGGTGACCTCGCCGCCCTTGTTGTGGATGCTAGACCAGTCGAAGAACTCGTCGACGCATTTTCCAAATACTTCGGAATAGCGCGCCGGCGCGAGGCCGACCTCGCAGATTTTCTTTCGGCTCTTCGAGAGCCCTATGTCGATCACGAGGCTGACGAGGTCGAGACCGCCGCCCCAGGCGACGGTTACTACAGCGAGTGAGCGCGCTATGCGTTGTCGGAGAAGTAGTGCTGGTAAGCGTTTGATCCGACCCGCTGGAAGAAGATGACGTCCGCCTGAGCACCAAGGGCCGCCGTTGCGGCGTTCATCGCCAAGTTGCCGCCGCTTTCTTGGAAAGTGACGGTGCCCGTGTTGGTCTTGCGGAATTCCATTATCTGGCCTTCGGCAATGTTCGTCAGGTCGATCGTCGTGATCGTAGGGTTCCCGGTCGCGTCGATAACATGATAGCTCGTCGTCGGGACGATCGTGCTCGATGCAACGGCAATAGTGCCGCCGCCCTTATAAGTCACCGCTTCGACCTTGAGCATCGATGCCAAGCTGGCGTTTGCCGTGCCGATAACATTCAGATTGAAGCCGTTCGTTTCGATCTGGTTTTTCAGAGCGCGCAAGCCGAGGTGGCCGGTAGCCGCGACGTTGATGATGGAGCCGCCCTGCGTGTTGGCGGTTCCCTTGATTTCGCCTCGCTGATCGAGGCCTGTGACGCCGACAACTTCCGAAAATTCGGTCGCGCAGTTCGAGAAAGACCAGTCATTTGCATGGTCGAGCTTGATCGCATCGTTGACGACGGTGCGCAGATTGCAGTTCGAGAAGTGAACGCCGCGGCCCTGCTGCGTCGTCGTCAGCGCCATGTCGATATAGACGCAAGGAATGGCCGGATTTGTATCGGCGCGCGTGTGATGGTCCGGCCCATAGATCCAGCAATCCGTGAAGCGGGTTCCGGTATTACCTTCGCTAAGAGGCGTAGCGGTGTCGCCGCCGATGACCGCAACGCCGCCAGTAATAGAGCAGCCATTGAACGATTGATAATCGGGGTCGTTCGCCCCCGCCGGAAGATCGCCGAGCTTGTTGACGGCGATGGCGCCCTGGTTCGCGAAGTATCCGAAAATGGTCAGCTCGCGGAAACGGGAGAGCGTAGCGCGGGAAAGCAGGCCGCCAGTATAGAGCGCGGCCTTATTGTCGGTTGCTCCGGTCGTCAGGTTCCCGGCGGCGTCGAAGATGTCCATATCCTGGAGGATGCCGAAGCCGGTCAATTCCGGAGGTGCGAAATGATCGTAGAGCAGGCACGGCTTCGTCGAAGCGAATTTGTCGCCGCGGGTCGTTGTGTAGGCGTTCGTTGGAGCGCCGCTGAAGATGAACGCCGCGCCTTTGATGTTGGCCTTGTACCCTGGCCGCATATTCGACTTGTCGCCTTCGTCGAATTGCGGGAACGATGCCATGCTCGGGGCACCATCGCCATGGATGATGACCCGCTTCGGAAGAACAAGATTGTTCGTGCACTTGTAGATACCGCGCGACATGGTGAGTGGCGTGCCCGTCATTTCATAGAAGGCGAGCCAAGACACGCTTGCGGCTAGATCGTCAGTGACATAGTCACCCTTCGCGCCGAACATGCGGATATCGGCCTTGGAAACCTTCAGTTCCCACCAAGCGCCGTTGGCAGTCTGTATCTTGCCGTTGTGGTTCGGCTGCGAGGCGACGCGACGGAATGTCATCAGGGGGCAGTCGCCAGGAAGATAGTAGCCGTAGACGGTTGCAAACGAGACAAAGCCGGCCGGTGCGAACGCCATAAAGGTGGCAATGTTCGGGAAGTGCCCCCAGTTCATCTGATCGAAGACATCGCCACCCACGCTTTGCGGATCATAGATGCCGGTATTCATGTTTCCGGCGCCATCGGGCGGATCGCTGCCAACGATGTTGCCGTCCTGATCACGGATCAGGAACTGCCCAGGCTCGGAAGCCAGGACCTCGCCACCAGTGGAACCGACAGGAGCGAGATAGGCCCGCTTGAGATCGCGGGCCTGCTCTTGCTGGATGATGCGGTTGCGATCGAGCTCGTCGTCGACGGTCTTCGAATTGAAGCGGCCGTCGCGGACAATCGACGAGAGGCGATCGAGCACCGCGGACCCGAGGGCCAGATACTCCTCGCCGGCGATCGCCGGCGTCGTCAGCGTTGCGCTTCCGCCACCCGACGCTCCAGCCCCAGAAAGGGTGTAGTCTTCAGGGCGAGAGAGCTCCACCCACTCACCGATGACCTTCTTGAACAGCACAATGTCATTGTCATCCTGCCAGGGGAACGTGATCGCCAGAAGGGTCTGCCCGGCTGATGCAGTGAGAATGCGGAAACGGTCATCTTCGTTGATGGGTAGAACGACGCTCATGAAAGTCCCTCTTGTGACGAGGGCAGTTTTTCATGAGGGGAGTAAGGTCAACCGGGGATGAGCTCCGGCTTTTCCCGCCGCTTTGCCTTCACGCCGTCGACCGCGAACCCCTGGCTCTCGACGTCTGCGACCAGGTCGTCGACGGTCGCGTTGCTTCCCTCCTCGAGGAGACGATCGCGCAGATCCGGCCAGGCGGATTTGACCGCTTCCCAGTTCCATACCTTCTTGCCGGCATAGCCGCTGCCAAGTCGATCGATAAGGGCGGGGTTCAGTGCCTCGAGCTCGCGGTAGTACCCTGTCTCGTCGATCTCCGATCGCTGGGCCCATCCGGAAACACCGGCCTCTCGCAGCGCGTTGCGAGCGACAACCATAGAAAGGTCAGAAAGGATATCGTCGGCGGCGCCGCGCTCGGCCGAGCTCACCGAGACCGCTTCACCGTCTGCGTCGCGGACGTCATTGGCCGCGAGCTCGCGGCGCATGGCGCCGATCGCCTGGATGGCGCCGCGGGCGCGGATGATCGGATGAAGACGCTTCACCTTCGCCTCGTGAGTGGAAACTGCGACATAGGCCTTCTCGACCTGGTGGAGACCCGCGAAGAAGTCGGCAGCACCTGCGGCGTCGCCAGCCTCGGCGAGCTCGCGCCAGCTCAAGGCCTTGCCCTCGAGCTTTCCTTCCTGGGCGCCGGCGAGCTCCCAAAACATCGTCGTCGACTGCGCGCCTTTCGCGGCATCCTTGATGAAGCGGCGGGCAAAGGGCACATCGTCCCAGCCGGCCGCCGGCGCGTCGGGCTGCGCCAGGTCGTAGAGCGACAGAAGATTGCGGCCCCAGCTGCCGCCGAAGGAAGTGATCAGGTGATCGCTGACGGCTGGCGAGACGTTGAAGATATCGCCGAGCTGCTTGGAGAAGGCGGAAGTCCGTTCGGTGTACTGCAGGAACGGCTCCATCCCGCGCAGATGCTCCGGCACGATCGGCGCGTCGGTGAAAAAGTTCTTGTTCGACTTGAGCTCGAAATAGCTCTTGATCGCTGGGTTGCCCTCAAGGAGAGACGGCGGCGTGAGCGTCGTCGACAGGCTGTCCCACCAGCGCCCGGCCGCCGACGGATCCTTGCGCACCATGGTGTCGAACATTGCTTCGCCGAGATTGATGGCGACGGCGAATTCGAACGGCTTAGGAATGGCCGTCCACCGATCGCCAGTCTTCACCATCCAATGCGTCGACCTGGTCGTTTCCGAGATCTCGTCATGGTCCTCGTGCCGGCTCATCAGAGCGTAAAGGGAAACGGAGCCGGTCACGAGCACAGCCAGGCGCGCCCACGTCTTGGCCGCGAGCGCGGCCGCCCTGGCGTCTTCGGTGGAGGTGGCTTGGCCGAGCACCTTGCGCGCGACGGGCATAATCATGTGCCGGCCAGCCTTGTCGAGGCCCTGCAGCGCGACATTGAGGAAGGGGATGACGCGCGCCAGCGCCGCCATGCCGGATCCGCGTCGATCGAAATCGAGATAGTCGCGCGCGCGGTAGGCCGCCTCGAACAGCGCCTCATGCTCGCTGAGACCGCGCGCCTTGGCTTCCTGCTGGAACGTCCGGAACAGGCCGAGGCGGGTCGCGGTCTCGGAGATCTCGACTGCCTCGAGCACGCCGCGGAAGGAGGTGAAGCGTTGCGCGATCCAGCCCTTGCGTTTGAGCGCGGAAATGTCCCGCTTCGCCATCGCCTTCGACAGCGAGGCCGTCTCGCTGCCGCCGGAGATCCCGTAGACGCGCGAATAGGAGCGCGCGATTTCCTTTCCGGTCACCTCGTCGAAGCCGCCGCGGAAAGTGCTGGCGATCCGCTGCAGCGGCTTACCGTAGTAGACGGAGGCCATTGCCTGGTCGCGGACGAAGTTCGCACCAATGAATTCAAGCGACGTCGTAATGCCGGCACGCAGGACCCGCGCGGGGATTGCGACGAGTTCGAGCCAGAAGTTTTTCTCGTGCTGGCTCATCGCAACGAGGGTCCGATACATGTCGAGACCGAATTGACCGTCCGCCAGGCGCAGCGCCTTCAGCTGACCGCCGTCGCGGAAAAAGGCGATCGGCTCGCCCTTTTCGTTGATGATCGCCGGACGGAAGACGGCGGCCTTTTCCGAACCGACAGCACTTTCGACCGCGTCGCGCAATACGACGATATCGGGCTTGGAGAGGCCGGCGGCCTTGGCCGCGTTCTCGATCGCTTCGAGCGGGTCGATCATCGAGGCGCGCAGCTCTTTCGCCGGAATGATCTCGGCGATCCTGCCGGCGCCTTCTCCGGCATTGACTGCCAGGCGGTGCAGCGCTTTGACAACGTCATTGCGCGCGATCGCCATGGCGGTCTCATAGGCGTCGGCCGCCAAGCTCTCGAGCGGATTGATGACATCGCGCTTCGAGCCCTTGAAACGGCGAGCGAAACCGCCCTTTGCCGTCTTCCCCTTCGACCGTCCCGCCGGCACCTTCGTGTCGGTATCTGACGAGAAATCGCGCAGGCCCGGCACATAGTCGCGCATCAACAGGCCCTCGTCGTGGGTCGTCTGGTCGATCAGGCCTGCCTCGAGCTTCTTCCGCCAAAGCGCTCGAGAGAACTCGTGCACCTTCGCCGCGGCCGAGACGAAAGCAGGGTTTGCCGCCTCGAGGTCGGCAACGTTCTGGACGTGATCCGCCTCGGTGAGCTTGTCTGGAGGGTTCGGAATTTCGCCCTTGCGATATCGCTCCCACTCGCCGATCGCGCGCCTGGACCAGAGATAGGAGCCGAACTCCGCGACCTTCTCCTCATCCCAGCCGGACATTGCGTTGGGCTTGCCGGTCGCCTCGATGATCGCATCGCGCAGCGACGGGCTTGCCGGATGAATGCCGCGGTAGGGCGCGACGCCGTACATCACATCCATGTGCCCGGCCGCATAGGCACCCCGGGACATGCGGGCAAGCTTGTACGGATCCGCCGTGACCTTCAGATCGAGCGGCTTTCCTTTGTTCTCGAGATGGAGATCCTGCAGATAGGAGACGGCCCGGTTGATCGGATTGAGGTCATCGAAGGCGAAAGTGTAGATCCGCTGCAGGACGTCGGCGATCGTGCCGCCGAGCCCCGATTTCTTGAGCTCCTTTGCGGCGGAGGCTACCCATCCTTCCTTTTTCGCGGAAACGATGGTCGATCGCACCGCCACGGACGAAGGGGCCGAAAGGAAGGCGTCCCACGCTTGAGTGGCCGCGTCGATCGCGTCGCGCATCTCCGGCACCTGGTCGAGCACCTGGCGAAACTCGGCGGCGATCGGCGCGTAGTTCGCGTCGACATAGGCGCGATTGGTGAGGTAGAGCCGGAAGAACTCGGCAAAGCCTTCATAGTCGCGGCCGGCGACAGGATCATAGTCGAGTTTCGAGAGCTCGGCAGAATGCTTGCTAATGAAGGCCTTCACCGCCGGGATCTTCGCGTCCAGGTGATGGCCGTATTCATGGGTCAGCACGTCGAAATCGTCGAGCGATCGCACGCGCACCACACTGTCGCGCGTGTCAAAGGTACCGCGCACCCGCTTGCCGCCGGAGATCCGGCCCTGTCGAGTGGCCGCGACGTCGAGCGCCTTGGCAAGAGCCTCGGCAGTCTCGCTCACCCTGGCAATGCGCTCAACGGCGCCTTTGGCGATCGCGCCCGATCGCGTGCGTTGTGCGCGCAAGCCGGTGAGCGGCTGCGCCATCAGGAAATCGCCTGCTTGCTTTTCTTGCCGGGCGGTCTCGATCAGCGCCCGCTCGCCGGAAACTACGCCGTCTTCTGCTCGCGCAGAGCCGCCAGCAGCCGGAGATTGTTCGCCGTCCGCTGCATGTGCGCGGCGTCTTCCGGATCCGCCGCCTTGCTGCGCTCCTCCCAAGCGGCCGCCCGCTTGAGCAGATCCGCCGGCTGGCTCGTCGTCGAAGAAGGGGATTGCGTCTGATTTGCTGCTGCCATCGCTGCCACCACGTTCCGCTATTGCCGCCTCGAGGCGTGCCTCTTCTTCGAGAATTGCCCGATCGAATGCGTCGAGCGGGTCTAACTTCTCGTTTATCATGATGTCGGTTGCACGGGCAAGGACAGCATCATCAAGGGTTACGCCGGCGTCCATCTCATTGAGGGTCGTGGCGATCCGGTCGACAAAGGATCGATAGTCGTCACGCGCCGTCAGTGCGTTTTCATAGTCCTGCACGGCGGCCACGCGATCGGCCTCCGCCATGCTGAATGCCGGCTTGCCGCGGTTCTCCTGGTCGACCAGGTCGAGCAGGTCGCGCACCGTGCTTTTCGCCGTCGCCTCGTCCGCGGATCCGTAAAGGTGGTTGAAGTAGCCGGCCTGCGCCGCAGCCTCTCTCGCCTTGTCGAGCTCTTGGCCGCCGGCGCGCACGAGTGCACCGCGCCCGGGAACGAACTTCCGCGAAACGCCCATCGCGGCGAGCTCGCCGCCGTCGTCCCGCAATCCGCCCTCTGCAGCGAGGAAGTCAGTCAGGGACTGCGGCCGCCTCGGCGCCTTGCCGACGTCCACGGCACTCTTTGCAACGCGATCGACCTGGTCGGCAGGCACTGCAAGTCCTCGAGCCTCTGACGCTTTGGCCGAAAGCGTCTCGCCGATCGTATCGGCGGGCGCGGCGGACTGCGCTGGCTCGATTGCGGCAGGACGCGAGACCGGCGCCGGCGCAGGTTCGGCGGCGGCCGGCCGCGCTATGGGTTCAGGAGAACCGCTGGCGGGTTGCGCCTGCTGAAGAGGCAAGAAGGGATTGTCGGCCGGAGCCTCAGCCGCCTGGCTCGGAGCTGCCTCGTCGATGGTCGCAGCGCGACCGGTGCGATCACCGATCACCTTGCCAGCGCCGCCGGCGGCGCCGCCGATGCCCGCGCCGAGGAGGATGCCCGCGCCATACTGGACCGGGTCAAACTGCTCGCGGAAATCCGACTGGATTTCGATCCCCTGAATGGCCGCGTCAGAAACGGCATTGGCGGCCGCGGCGTCGACGGCGCCGGAGAAAATCCGGGCCCAAATGCCAGTGACGGCCGACTTTGCTCCGACAACGATCTTTTCACCCACGCCGATCGGAATGAAGTTTTCCGGACTTGCCGCCGTGCCGGCGATCTGGCCGGAGAGCGCGGCGCCGCCCTCGAGGAGGCCGTCCCACTCCGGATAGGTCTCATAGGAGCGGTCGAAGCGCTTGCGTTCTTCCTGGCGGCTGGGCGTCGATGCGTCGTAGGTGGCGCCGAGGACGGTGTTGTGTCGTTGGCCAGCTTCGAAGTTTGTCCAGAAGCGATCGAGGAGCCCCGGATCGAGGTTCTCGACCGTGGCGTCCTGCTGCTGCTGAAACGCGGTGAAGGGATTGATGCCGCCGATTTCCTCGTCTGCCATTTGAGCCTCGCAGTGGTGGAGGCTCGCAGGATATGGCTCCGGAAATCAGGTCAACCGTTACTGGCCTGTTGCCGGCGGCAGGTAGAGACGGGCCGCACCTTCGCCGAAGAGCGCGTCGAACTGGGGCGCGAGCTGCGGATTTTCCTTGAGATGCTGGATGCTCGCGAGCGTCGGCCGCGCCGGGAAGCTCATATCGGTCGACTGGCGCGCCGGGCTGGGCACCACTTCCATCGGATTGTCCGCGCGCCCGGTCGGCCCGGTGACCGGGCCCACTCGGTTGTTGCCTGCAGACGCGGCGCGTGCGGCCGTCGCGCCGGCCTCGATCGCACCGATCATCGAAGGCCGCGCCGAACTCTCGGCGACGGCCGTCTCGTCGAGCACCTTCGCCTGGCGGCGATCGCTCGTCGTCACGGCGCCACCCTTTGACAGCCGCCGGAACTGGGCGGCCGCATTGCGGGCCATTTCCTTGTCGATGCCCTGCACACTGAGAACCTGCGTCAGAACGCGCTCGGCATGAGGTCCATAAGCCGTGCTCACCTGGTCGACCAGCTGCAAGATCGCGTCGGACTGCAGCTTCGGATCCTGCTGCAGGCTGACCGATCGCGCCAGATTTTTGGCCTCCGCCTGGGTCAACGGCTCGCGCGCGAGCTCGGCAACGCCGATCGCGTCCTGCGCCTGGAGGCGAGCGGAAACGAGGGCTCGCATGGAAGCCGGATCCTGCGGGTTTGCGTCGGCCGCCAGCTGCTTGACATCGGGAAAGGCCTTCTCAACGGCGGCCGCCGGATCGTCAGCGCGCGCCTTCAGGACCGCGGAAGCCTTCTTCTGTGCCGCCTCGAACGCGTCGGCTTGCTCGGAAAAACCTATGCTGCCGGCTTTCGGCGTCAGGAGCGCCAGGCGCTCGGCGATATCCTCGGCTGTTTGCGTTTCCATGCCGGAGGTCGCGTCATAGATCCGGCCGGCGCGTTCACGCTTCAGTTGCCAATCGGCGAGCTTCTCCGCGCCGAGCACCTGGCCGACCTTGGCAGGGTCGAGACCGTCGGCGCCGCCTGGCAGCCCCTTGCCGCTCGAGGTGATGCTCTCGACGTCGTCGTCGATCATGCTGGTAAGGCGGGCCGCCTCGACCTTGTTGGCCGCCCGGGCCGCCTCGACTTGACTTTGAGCATCGCGCCGCAGGCTGTCGGTGATGCCGCGAACGGTGTCGTAAGGCAGGGCAGCGAGCGGCCCTTCGCCTTCGCGCCAGTCGTCGAGCACGGAAAGCGCAAACTCGCGCTTCCGCTCCGGCGTCGGCAGAGCATCATAGACGCCTTGGATCCGGCCTCGAGCGGCCGTCTCCGCGACCTCGAGTTTGTACTTTTCCGCCTGCGCCGGCGACAGTGTGCCGGAAGCAACGGCGCCGTCGATCGACGCCTGGAAAGTTCTGACCTGGTCGCCGATCAGCTGGTCGCCCTTCGGGTTGGCGCCGAGCACCTGCGCCTGGCGCTCGAGGTCGACGAGCTGCGCAGAGTAGCCGCTGGCGAAAGACGCTTCCTGCTCGTCGCGCAAGCGGCGCTCGTGCCGGGCAACGATGTTTTCCCTGTACGCTTCCGACCGCTGGGCGAAATACTTATCGAAACCCTCCCGCATGCGCGGATCCGCGAGAGCCTCGTCCTGCAGGTAATTGCTGCGGATCTTGTCGGCGGCCGCGACGAAGCCGGCCGGGTCATCCTCGAATTCAGCCTGGGCCGCGAAAAGGTCGCGTGAAAGGCCTTCCTGCATGCGCCAGGCATAAGCGGAGGCGGCCGCATCGTCGAAGGCCTCGCCGCGGATAGTGCCATCGCGGCGAAGTGCAAGCGGCTCGCGCGACAGGGGCGTGCTGGCGACGGAGGCGGTCGTCGTTGGATCGGTGACAGCCGCGCCGCCGCCTGCCTTGCTCATCCAGAGATTGGCAAAGGCGCCGGCGGTCATGTCGGCCGAACCACCATTCAGACGAACGGCCTTGGCGCCGACGAGGTCGACGGCGCGGGCGTTCGGGTTCTTCAATAGCTTTGCGGCGCCGCCGGCGCCCTGCTGGTGGGCAAGGTAGAGTTCGCCGGCAGTCGGCGCGCGGCCGAGCACCTTTTTCAGATGCGCCGCGTTGTCCTTCGCCAGGCGGGCGGCCGCGTCGGCGGCCTGGGCCGGATCAAAGCGATCGGCCAGGCCATACTGTCGCGCCGTTTCATCGACGAACTGAAACAGCCCGCCGGCGCTCGAGCTCGGGTTCTTCGCCTTCGGATTGAAGGAACTCTCGATCATCGCGATCTTGAGCAGCGCGCCCGGATCAACGCCGTGGCGGGTAGCGGCGTCGGACACGATCTTGCGCAATTCGCCCGGCGCCCGAACCATGACGCCAGGGCCCCTGTTCGAAGCTGCGGCCGCTTCGTCGGTCGCGCGGGCCTGCAGATAGGCGGCGCCGGATTGTGCGCCGGCGGAGAGGCCGGCGAGCTCACCCTCACGGGCGGCCGCCCGATCGGCGAGCCTGGCGAGATTTTCCGAGAGGCCGCCGGCGACGCTCGCCAGCGCTCGAGCGGCGGATCCGGTATCCACCGCAAAAGCTGGAACGTCGGCGGAAATCCGGCCTGTCTCCTCAAAGCGGGCGATCTGACCCGGATTGCGAACTTGCTTGTTTGCCATCAGCCGCGGTTCCCCACATCCATGCCATACTGCGCAACGTCGCCGATCGCGCCGATCAGGGCGCCCCGCATTGCCGATCGGCCGGCGGAGCGCTGGCCCCTGGCACGAAGACGATAGAGAGCGCGACGGAACTCGCTGTCCTGCTGCTCGATCGAGATCTCGTCTGTGGCGCGCGCCTTCTGTTCGGCCGCCGTTTGCTGCGCGATGCCGCCGGATAGGTCGATGCCGGCTGCGGCATAGATCACGTCGTTCTGGCCGAGCACACGGGCGAGCTCACGCTTCATCGACGTCTGCCGCTGGGTGGATTGCAACTGCTCCTGGCCGGATTGCAGCTCCGTCTGGACCGCCGCGTCCTCGGCCTCGTTGCGGGCTGCAACGCCGGCACCGATGCCGCCGAGCACCTTGAGCGTTGTCGCAATGCCCTGCAGCGCGCTAAGCGCTCCGGATCCTGCAGCAGCACCGCCGGCGGCCGCTGTCGCGCCAGTCGCAGCAGCCGTTCCGCCAGCGCTGGCGCCGGCGAGCCCGAGCCCCGTGAAAACCTTCCCCAAAGCCGCGACCGCAAGCTCCATGCATGCCTCCTATAGTGCAGTCTCGACGGTAATCGCCCTGACGTTCAGTCTACCCGGGCGCACCTGGCTGATCGTCACGAAGGGATCGTCGGCATAGCCTCTCAATCCGGAAATTTTGATCGTGCCGGTGAAGCCCTGCTCGAGCTCGGGCACGTCGGCAAAGGCACCATACCGGGCCAACTCGACATTGCGCACGGCCTTGCCGTTCGTCGAGATCGCGACGCTGGTCGTATCGACGAGCGAAATGTGAACGGTGTGGATCCTGGCCTTGCGCTTCAAGACGACGTTCGGGCCGACGTCGCGCGGCGGCGGAAGCGTCTCGATGATCGGCGGTTTCCAAGTCCCCACGGTGGCGGCCGAGACGGCGATCGGAAGCTTGAGGGAGGCGTCGGCGACGGTATAAGGCCCGAAGACGTCGCTGTCGCCGATGACCCAAACTTGGCGACCATTGAACCGAGAAAGCCCGGTAATTGTATCGGATGCAGGGCCGAAGCTGAAATCCTGCGCCTCGTCGAGCAGGAGGCCCGCCTCCATGCGCTCGAGGAAGCGCTGCCCACCCCGTTCCATGATCCATGAAAGATCGTTTCTGGCATTGCGAGCGACGGCCTTCGCGAGACCGTCCGTCGTCAGCCGGGTGTAGGCGGTGACTTCCTGTTCTCGCAACATCGTCACCAGGCGCGCATTGCCATCACCGAGGACGATCGCGTGCACGTTGCCGTCCATTGTCTCGGTCGCGCGCCGTACCGCCATGTCGCGGACGTCCGTGAGGAGATGAGAGGCGAGCAGCGAAATATCCGTGCCGACGAAATTGCCCTCGACGTCGGTATATCTGAGCTCGCCGATCGTCGCGCCGTTGGCGTGGCACCAGATCGCGGCGCCCTCGTTCTCGACGATCGGAACGCCGCGTTTGCAGCCGTGGCGAGACGCCTGGACATGGTTCGGCGCTTGAGTTTTGGAGATCGCTCGCTCGGCGATCCAGTATTCCGCCTGAGTGGTGAAGATCAGCAGATTGAGCGAAGGAACAATCCGCTCGATCTTCTCGCCGCCGGCGATGTCCATAGGCACGAGGAAGGGCCCGTTCGCCTCGGTGAAGCGCTGGTCGAAGTTGAAATAGTCGCCGACCTTCGATCGCATCCAGGCATTCGGGAGCGACTTGAGCCCACCGACAAAAAGCGCCTGGCCGTAGAAGGCGCCGCACTGGGGCCAACCCTTCGTCGTCGAGATCACCGGTTCGCCGGGAATGACGCCTGCGACCTGCTTGACTGCCAGCACGGCTGCATCGGCCTTGTTGATGACGCGGCCGGAAACCGCCCAGCCGTCGCCCTCGTTGCCGGCGCCCGTGAATTCGATCGTGATTGTCGATCCGGATCCTGCCGCCACGGTTATGCCGGCGCTGACATTCGGCAGATCTTCAACCGCTGTTTTGATCGTAGCGGCCAGTGTCGCCATTGTGCTGTCGTAGGCGATTGACTGCGTTTCCTGGCCGGAAACAGTGAGCACGAAGGTCGTAGTCGTGGCGGCCAGGCCGACGAACTCAAGGCGCCATTTTGCTGGCACGCCGTTGGTGTAGACGCCGCCATAGTCATAGTTGGGGATTTCTTCATAGGGCAGATCATCGACCACCCACCCCGTGTTCGTGAGGCGGATCCGCTTCGATCGGAGATCCTCATGAAACAGCAGCATGGTATCGAACTGCTGTGCGTCGGTGACTTCGCCAAGCAGCGATCCGACGCCGCTGATCGTGAACGAGGCAAGATTTGCCGTCGCTCCCCACACCTGGCAATTGTCGCCAGCCATGACCAGGTCGAAGGCGGAACCGTTCGAGGCGGCGAAGGGAAATATGCGCTGCGCGTTCGATAGGAGGGCACCGACGTGGCGGGTGTAGTCTCGAAGGCGAAAGCCGCCCTGGGCGAGCATGACGACGTTCTCGGCGCGGCGCAGGCCGGTCGAGAAATACTTTAGCGTCGTGCGATCGTGCAGCAGCGGATCGAGCTCGCCGGCGGTGAAAGCGGCTTGTGGCCGACCAGGACGCGCGACCATCAGCTTCTCCAGGCTCGGGTGAGTGGGTTACTGTCGACGTCGGGCTTGCGCGGCGGATTGGAAAAGCCATCCTCGGCCAGCGCAGTGCGCATCATGCCGCCGCGGAAGTTTTCGGAGGGAGTGCCGTAAGCCTCCGTGCGGAGCGCTTCAGAGGTCACGCGGTCCGATGCAACCGAGAACGCCAGGCGCGAGGCGATCGCCGCGATCGTGGCGGAGCGGAAGGTGGCGGTCCAGCGGTGAGGATCCGGCCGAAATTTGACCATGGCGAAAAGCGGATCGGCGTCGGAATGCACCTGGCCGCCCGTCAAGATGAAAGCCGTGAACCGCCGATCGGGATCGGTGATGTCGTCGCTGAGAAAAATCGGCAGCCCGGTATAGGGGCCGGGAATGTCGAAGACGTTCGTGTAGCCTGTCAGCGGAGTGGCGCCGGAGAGCTTCGACAGCTGCCGCACCTCGCGCGCGAAGGAAAAGCCGGAAGGCTGAAGGCCGAGATTGAAGTCGACGACGTCCTCATAGATCAGGGATGCGTCCTGCTCGCTTTCGCCGTCGTCGTCGAAACTCTCGATCGGCGTCTCGCCGATGCGGTTGAACGCGGCGTTCACGATGTCGATCGCGGTCAGCAAGGCCATGAAAATCGCTCCTGAAAAGGGAAAGCCCCTGCCGGGGCGTGATCCGGCAGGGGCACGCAAGCGCGAAACGTCAGGCGGCGACGTTCTGCGCAGCGATCGCGACGACGCCGCCGGTGTTGCTCGAGACGATGTAGTTGCGGCGCATCGGAGTGCCGTCGAGGTCGAGCGTCATGTCGATGTGATCGCCGACTTTCACGCGCGAGGTGAGCGCGTTGAAGTAGCCGGCGGTTTCGACCGCAGCCCGGTCGTCATTGGTGACGTACCTGTGGACGCCGAGATTGGCGCCGGCGGCGCCGGACGGATTGCTCATGTAGTCGGCGGTGCGAAAGCCCTTGATGTCGAAGGCCATGGTAGAAATCTCCTGGTTTGCGGAAAGGTGGAAGGGCGGCGAACCGCCCGACCAGGCTTCAAGATCAGACGACGGCGATCGCGCTGTTCGACGAGGTGCGGAAGCGCTTGATGCCCTTGCCTTCCTGCAGGGTGGTGGCGCAGCCCTTCGCCTGCATGTTGACCGTCCAGCAGTCCTCGTAGTTGTCCCACTGAGTGATGACGCGGAGATCCGTGTTGTTGCCCCAGCCGAGTGCGGTCTTGTGCCAGATGAACAAGTCCTGCTTGTTCGCAGAGGGCACGGGATAGAGATCCTGGGCATCCTCTTCGACGAAGAGGAACCAATTGACGCCGTTCCAGAAACGGGTGTCGGTCGCCTTCACGAAGGGCAGATCCGAACCGACATGGTCGGCGGAATTGACGATCTTGTTGGCGAGCAGCTGGTTCCACTGCAACGCAGGCAGGCCGCAATAGACATTGCCGTCCCACGCCACCTTGTCGTCCTGCAGGTGCTTGCAGAGCATCAAGGCGTTCGCGGCGGAGAAAGCGCCGGCGGAGAAATCGAGCTCGGCGGGGACGGCGCCCGATGCGATCGCGGCGTTCATCTTTGCGTAAAGCTCGATGTCGGTGGCGCGGCCGAGGGCATTGGCGCCGCTCTCGTAGACGATTTCCTTCTCGTCCACGCTCATGCGGTCGACGTCGTATTCCTCGACGGTGTCGAAGGCGACCCAGGTCTCGAGCGCGGCTTCGAATTTCTTGCGCTCGCCGTTGCCCGGAATATTGCGTTCGCGGCGGGTCTTCTTCTTCGCCTTGGTCTTGCCGGCAAGCCAGAAAACGGCCTTTTCGTTGTTCTCGATCCGGATCGCCTGGGTCACGGTCGGACGCAGGCGGTTGCCTTTCTGCTGGTAGATGTGCATCGCCCGGTTGGCGAACTGGGTCGTATTCCAGTTATTTGCATTGATCGTCATGGAAGGATCGCTCCGATGTTAAAAGGGGAAAACACCGGGGAGGAGAGGCCGCTTGCGCTCATAGGTCCGGGCCAAGCCGGAGAGGCCATGAGCCGCGCAGGTCCACCCGCTGCTGATATCGACGATAAGCGGGCGGGTGTGAGGTCAACTTCTCATAAAAAAGGCCGGGCACTGTGCCCGGCCAGGTGTGGCGCCTGGGAGGTTAGCGCCCGGAATGAAGACGCGCATATGCGTCGTCGTAGCGCTTGCGCAAATCGGGATCGAAACGCTGGCCCGGATCCTTGTGATCGCGGTTGCGAGGATCGATGCGCGGATCCGCGTCGAGCTTGGCAAGGTCGGCCGCAGTCAGCTGGCCCTGGCCGCCCGGATCGCCGCTGATCCGAATGCCATTTTCACCCAAGCGGCCGGCAAGTGCGCGCAACAGCACGTTGCCGGCGGCCGTGTCGGTCAAGGACATGAGATGTGCCTCGACGTCAGCCTTGAGGGCTTCCGGCACATCCTTCAGCTGTCCGGTCAAGCCCTTCGCAAAGGTCTCAGCCGCGATCAGTGCCTCCTGGGCACCTTTCGTATCCAGACCGGTCGCCGTCTGGAAACCCTTAATCTCTTTAACCGGATCAAATGGCGCCTCTAGGACCCCTTGCTCGACGAGCGGGCTATAGACGTCGGAGATGAAGCCGGCAAATTGCTCTTGCGAGAGGCCGTGCTTGTGGGCCGCTTCGCGGGCGCTCGAGAATGCCGGGTTCTGCGCGAAATCGCCGAAGAACGGCTTGAGATTGTCGCCTGGCTCGAAGGTGTACATGTCCGGCTTTTCCGGGGCCGCCGGCATCTTCGACAGTTTCTCGCGGAGACCGCCGAAGCGAGTGTTCAGATCCGAGTAACCGCCGATGAGCTTGCTGAGTGCCTCGTCGGCGCTGGAACCGGCGAACTCCGCCGGTAGCCCCTGGGGAGGAGCCCATCCGCCATTGCCGCCGCCGTCGCCGGTTCCACCATTGCCGGCCCCGCCATCACCGGTACCGCCGCCGGCGTCGGCCGCATTGAAAACCGGCAAAAATCGATTGAATGGGTATCGCATGTCACGCCTTCCTTTCCTGCTTTAGACGTCTCTCGCCTTCACCTTCTCTTGGTTGCCCAGGCCGATCTGCCGGGCAATTTCGTGCGCAAGCGCATTTTGGCCTTCACGGAACGCGCCCCAGTTCGCCATCGAGGCGGGATCCAGCCCGAGCTGTGTGAAGAAGACCGTTCTGCGAAGCGTCTTGTCGAACAGCGCCTCGAGCGCCTTGCGGCCGTCCGGACTGCGCGCGAAACGGGCCCAGGCCCGCGCGATCGCCTTGCCGTCTTCCCCGGCGCGCGACTGGTCGATCTCGAGTTGGCGGCGAACAGCCTCCGGCGCCTGCTGAAACCAGTCCCAGCCGGCCTTGCCGGCGTTGGAAATGATCGCCTCAAAAGGATTTGCTTGCACTACGCTGCTCCTGTTGCGCCGAGCGCGGCCTGCGCAGCGATCGCTGCGGCCTGCTGCTCGGCCATTTGCTGATCCATCGCTGCCCGCTCGTCGGCAGTGACGATGTATTCGCCAGGCACGCCAAGCTGGCGGCCGATATCGGTCAAGGCGATCTCAAGGTGTGCGACGCGGGCCGCGCCCTGCGGCATGATCATCAGGACCATTTGCAGCCACTGAATGATTTTTTCGATGCGGGCGGCCTCGCGCGCGATCGCCAGCGGCGATTTGATTTTGATCCGGATCAGCAGCTGGTCGATCGGGATTTCGCTTCTGATCAGCCCCTTGTTATAGGCGAGCTCGATCACGCGCTTGACCGCCGGGATCGTCACTTCCTTGATCAGGCGGCCGTAGGCGCCGAGATGGTCGGAAGCCAGCCGCTTGACGCGCTCGAGGATCTCGGTCGCCGATCGGACGGCCGCCCCATCCGGCGGCAGGGATTGATCCATCATGGTGGCTTTCACGCCCATGCGCATGTCCTGCAGCACCATGTTCGACAGATCGAGCCGAGGATCCGGGAAGCGATTGATTGAGGGGCCGAGCGTGCCGCCGTTGCGGGCAACCTTCCAGAAGACGCCGGGCTCGAGCGGCGCCAGATCCGGGTTGAACACGCCATCGTCGACAGCCGTGTAGATCCCGAGCATGGCGATTGCGGCCGCCTGCAGCTGCAGGCGTGCGACGGTATTGACCGTCTTGATCGTCGGCATGGCAAGCATGACCGGCCCGCGGCCGTAGGTTTCGCCAGGCACACGGAAATAGCGGGGAAGCAACCAGGGGCAGGTGCGCGACTGGCCGGAATAGATGATTGTGTCCTGCTTGTCGCACCAAACGAGCATGTGCCAACGCTTCGACTTGCGGTCATAGACGGTGTCGACGCGCACCTCGAGCTCAGTCTCCGGCTTGGCGCGCCCGAGCTCCTGCAGATCCTTGCCGAACTTGCCCTCCGGCCAGGTCTCCATCAGCAGGCGAACGCTCTGCTTCCGGTCCCAGAAGATGCCGCAAATCTTATTGTTCGGCCCTTGCTCGATCAGGAGCTCGTCGATCGAAACGGAGATTGGCTCCCAGAGCGCTTCCGGCTCGTCGGAAGAATTCATCAAGATGGCGCCGGTACCGGCCGAAAGATCGAGTGCCATCTCGTGGAACGCCATGTCCCATTCGCCATCATCGAAGAACGATTGAGCGATTTTTGTGATGGGATCGAGCTGCTTAGAGAGCTCCTCGCGTTCTTTCGGGTCGAGCACGATCGGCCCAGGAGCGAGCTCGAAATTCTCCTGGCCGGCCGGCCAGAAATCCTGCTGGACCTTGCCGGCGAAGCGGAAAGCGCTGTCGATCGCGGTGTGATCGAAGACCTGGTCGACACGCTTTTCGCCGGTTCCGGTGTGTCGCGTCGACTTCCGGAAGGGGATTGCGTACTGGTAGGCCTCGTCCATGAGAGGCTGGAAGCTGTCGCGCTCCCGCCTGGCGGCGTTCCGCCGCTCTTTCAGCTTCCCGGTTTCGAACATTAGGCCTGCCCGAACTTGTCGAGGCCTTCGCCGGAAAGGAAGGTCAACAGGCGGCTACCCGTTTTCGACCGTCCCGGTTTGCTCGAGGCGGCCGCCTGGTCGACCTCCGCCTGCTGTCTCGCCAGATCCGCAAGCGTGCGGCGTTGCTGCTGCTCCGCCTGCTGCTTCGCAAGATCCTTGCCACTGTTGCTCTTCAACACACCTGGCATGCCAAAGTTCTCCGCTGTCGCTATGTTCCACAAAGCTGAAACCGCAGGCGGCCGCGATCCGGCTGCCTGCGCGGGTGGTACAGAGCACCACGATTTCAGGGTAAGCACGGGCTGTTAAGGTCAACCGCATCTCTCGAATGATGGGGAGCATCCATCTTCCGGCCTCGGGACGGGCATTGAACCAAGCTTCGGCGCCGCCGGATATCGGGTACAGCCCGCAAATCGCGAGCAGATCCTCTCCTCGCCGAATTGCGAACGTCTCGCCGGCGGCCCACATTTCGCGAGCCACCGCCCAATGGATACGCGACCGGGCCTCACTGAGCTCGGCCATGTCGAAGATCGTGGCGGGGGTCGTAACCGAGATCATCGGCCGACCTTGTGCGGATCGAAACCGCCTCGGCCCCCGGCGCGACTGCCGGACCCCCAACCCCTCGGCGGCCGATCGCCCCGCGGCGTGTGCCGGCCGTCGTCGTCGCGATCGGCTGCGGCACGAATGCCGGCAGTCCGGCCGCGGATCCCGAGCACTAGGTACTGCAACCCGTCCTGAAGGTCCGACCAGGGATGCGTTTTTTCCGGCTGCTCCTCGTATTCCGTCGAGGCGCTCTCCGGCCGCTTTTTGTAGCGATACTTTCCCTCCATCCCCTCCAGGAGCAAAGGGCAGCCGACGGAGCAAATGAGCAGGTGCGTCTCAGGCTCGAGATATCCGCGGAGCTCTGTTTTCACGGCGTCCAACCGCATGCCGAGCTCATTTGATCCGTTGGCGGGAAGGAGGACTGGGAGCCCGCAGGTGGTCGCGATCTGCTCCATGGCGGTCAGCTGACCGCCCTCCCGGTCGGCGCCATAGGCGGCGGCCGGGTCAAGCCAAAGTCTTATGGCGCGAGCAGCGCCATACCGCTCAAGAATTCGCTGATGCAAAGCTTCAGCGAACCGCGCGGCGCCTACGCCGTGCCCAAGATAAAGTTCGTCGAAGACGGCAATTCGGCCTGGCGCTCGCGCCTGGCCAAAGACCGCGGCCGGGTTCAGCGAGTTCATCGAAATATCGATCCCGACGTTGAGCGTGAGCTTCGGAATGAACTCGATCGGAGCGCGCGACACATGCCGAGCTCGTGAGAAGCTGTCATAGACCGGCTTGCCGGAGCGGGAATAGCCGAATTCGTTGTCGACCATGCGGCGCACGAAGTGGTCGTCCTGGTTGCGCACGATGCGGTCGTAGTAATCATCCTCGAGGTTGAAGCGGTTCTCCGCTTCCGCCGATCGGCCGGAGGGCTGCTGGAAGAACTCGCGATCCGGCGTCGGGTTCTTGATGAAGGTCTGATAGACCCAGCTGTCGATCGACGGCGCGTTGAGGTCGCCGATCACGAAGCGCATGCGCTTCGCGTTCGGATCGATCAGCAGGCCTGCCCTCGGATAGCGGCCGACGCGCTGCTCGAGATCCTCGAGCGCACCTGGTGCGTGGGTGTCGGCTTCGTTGAGCCAGGCGCCGGAATACTCTCGCCCCTTCATCAGGGTCTCGATCGAGTTCTCCCCGAGACCGGCGAATTCGGTGATTGCCTCGATCCGGATCCCGTCCGGCCCAATGAAACGGAGCCGGTGCGTCACCGGCCGATCGTTGCCGCCTGCCCAGCCCGAACCGGGATAGCCCTTCGGAAACCACTGCTTCCAACTCTCGAGAACGGTTTTCTCGGCCGAGCGGAAGCTGTCGCGAAGGACGATCCAGCGGCACATGCGCGTCGGAATGCCGTCGTCAGGGTGGCGCGCGACCGGAGCCAGGAGCGCGGCGTAGATGCGGGCGAAGGCGCAGGCCGTGGTCTTGCCGCCGCCGAGCGGCCCCATGATGAAGCGGGTGAGCACCGTCGAGACGATGAAGGCCTGCGCGACCGGCCCCGGAGGCGTGTAGTTGTACGGGTCGAAGTGCTGCGGCACCTCGAGCTTGGCGACGAGGGCGCGGACCTGGTCCTCACCATAGACCCGGATATCCTCACGGGTGACGATGTTGCTGATATGGCCGCTCATGCCCCGACCCTCAGAAGAGCGAGAACGACCGCGGCGCCTTCGCAAACCCACACCCCAACCCCCAGGCGGCAGAGCAAGTCCCGGCGCTCGGCCCCAAATAGGCCCGTTTTTGGTCGCCTTACCCCCTTCTGCGAAAATGCAGAGCGGTGCGCACGAGCGTGCCCCTGTACGGGGGGGTGGGCCCGGCCTCGGGGGAAGCGGCGCGCCGCGGCCGGCCGCGCGGGTTCATTCCCGCCCCGCATGACCGCCCGCCGGCCGTCGACCAGGCCGAGGCCGATCGCTCCAAACCGGCCGGTCCCCTTCGAAAGTAGCTGATTTCTGATCAGTAGCGATGCATTGATTTTGCTCATGAATTTGCCTTTCCGACTTTTTCCGAAATGTCGGACGGTTCAGCATCCAATGCTAAGCCGTTGATATCATTCGATGTGGCATCCGCGATAGGTGCGCCGATCGACAGGCGGCCGTGAACGATCGCCTTCGCCTGGTCGAGCTGGTTGGTGCCGAGATTGAGCACCAGCATCGGCAGGG